GCGCCCGATGCGGACCTTGTCAGCCCGTGACCGAGTCCGAGCCACTGCGAAGCCGCCCATGCGCGCCCTGGCCACCACAAACGGTTCGTGGGACATATCGGTAATACGTGGTTCCAGCCACGCAGGAATATCACGTGCCATCAGAGCCCCCGTTCTGCGATGTAGGCGCGGATGAATTCTTCGGCGACCGGCGCGACGATCGCGTTACCGTAGGCGCGCAGCTTGACCACTTGGGAGGTAGTCCCATGAGCCAGCGGGAATGTTCCGGATTCAACTGGGCGCCATCTGGGACCGCTAGGGTCACGGCACCAGACCCAGTCTGCACCAGACCAGAAGCCGTTGACTTCGCGCCGGAACTCTGCTGCGTCAGGGATGAGCCGGTCATCTTGTCCGTTATTTCCCCGCCCCGATTCCCATCCGTTGCTGACGGTGTTGTCCATGCTGATAGGCCGGCCTGTTCCTCCGGAGTGATCCCCCCCTTCTTGTTTGGTCTGGTTTTGAAAGCGTTCGCCCTGGGTGTCACCCATGAATCCACCGCTACCGATGACTGAGCCGTCAGCGTATCCGCCACTCCCCTCCCGTGCCGCATCCCCGCCGACTCCGAATCCTCCGCCCTCGGGGTGCTCCACGATGCCAGAGAGGCCAGCCGAGGAAGCTGATCCAGACGAACCCTCTCCGAGCCGTCCGGGTTGATCCCCGTCACTGCCATGCCGGCCGTATCCTTCCAGTCCCGGGTGCTGGGTGTCGCCCTGGGCGACACCGACGCCGCTGCAGCATTGTTCAGCGTCTTGTCGCTGGGAGCGACGAGTCCTCGTCGCTCCGAGTCGTTCGCCATCGGCGTCGGCCACGAAGTAAAGCCGCTGCCTGATGTGAGGCGCTCCGACACCACAAGCCGCGGGACATAGCGCCCCGAGGGCGTAGCCGACGCTCTCCAATTCATTTCCCACAAGGTCGAGCCAAGCGTATCCGTCACCGTTTGCAACCTGTTCGCCAAAGACAGCGTGAGGGCGCGACTCTCGGATGAGCCCTGCCCAAGTCGGCCATAGGTGGCGCTCGTCTTCATGCCCGAGGCCTTTGCCGGCGCTGCTGAAGGGCTGGCAGGGGCAAGAGCCTGTCCAAACAGGTCGGTCGTCAGGCCATCCTGCTTGTCGGAGGGCGTAGGACCAGACCCCGATTCCTGCGAAGAAGTGGCACTGAGTGTACCCCCGGAGATCGTCTGCTCTGACATCAAGAATGCTCCTCTCGTCCACGTCGCCAGGCGCGATGTGCCCGGCAGCGATCAGGTTGCGCAGCCACTGAGCAGCGTGCGGATCAATTTCGTTATGAAGGGCCGGCGCTGGATCGTCCTGCGCTGCGCCAGATGCCCTCCCACTGGGTGCTCGAGGAGTCCCGTCCGGTTCGGCGCACTGCGCTGTCGTCCGGGGCGTGGCTGGCGATCGTGGTGGTGGTTGGGTGGTTGTTCGTCATCATCCAGACCTTGCGTGGTTTGCTGTAGCGCGCCGGCCGCCTGCCGGTAATTCTTGATGGGGGTACTCATGCTGGTGTTTACTGGGCCTGACAAGGCTTTGCTGGACCGGGCGGCACGGATGTTTGATGCCAAGGCCGATGCGTTGAAGTGGGAGGAAGTTCAGGATCCGAAGAAGCGGCGAGCGGCCAAGGAAGAATTCGACCGCCACAAGCGGGATGCCTTCGACCTGCGCGCCCTCGGGGTCCGCTTGAAGAAAGTGGCAAAGGCTGTAGCATCCGATCTGGCCACCCAGGCTGCTCAGGTTCCGCCCTCTGGCGCCTGATTCTCAATCGTTGAAGGAAGGGGTTATTACATGAGTGAACAGTTTGTCATCAAGCGTGCCGAGCGCACGCAGGCTCGGCTCCGGATCGGTCTGCAGGGGTCGTCGGGCGGGGGCAAGACCGCCAGCAGTCTTATCCTCGCGCGCGGCATGGTGGCTGCGCTTCGTGCCCGCAACCTGTTGCCGTCCCACCTGGATGTGCATGTCGGGCTGATCGACACCGAGCGAGATTCCGCGAAGCTGTATTCGCACCTGGTCCCGTTCGACACCATCGTGCTGGAGCCACCTTACACGGTCGAGCGTTATCTGGGGGCGCTGTCCGCCCTTGAGCGTGTCGGGTACCCCATCATCATCATCGACCAGATCAGCCATGAGTGGTCCGGTGAGGGCGGCATCCTTGCCCAGGTGGCGGCATCCAAGGCGTTCAACGACTTTGCCAAGTGGAATGGGCCGTCGCAGGATCACGATCGGTTTGTCGATCGCCTGCTGTCGACGCCCGCCCACCTGATCGCCACCATGCGCGCCAAGACCGAATGGGTGCTCGAGGAGAAGGAAGTCGGTGGCAAGATCAAGAAGGTTCCGACTCGCATCGGCATGCAGGCAAAACAACGTGAGGGCATGGAATATGAGTTCTCGGTGGTTCTCGATCTCGCGGCAGGCACGAACCAGGCGTCTTGCATCAAGGACCGCACGGAACTATTCACGGTGGGCCAGTCCTACGGCCGGCTGGGTTCCGAGTGGGGCACCAAGTTCATCGACTGGGTCTACTCTGCGTCCGCTGCGGAACCTGCCGGGGATGCTCCGCCTAGCGCGGCTGAACGAGCTCAGGCAATGTATCAGGCATTCGTCCGGGCGGTTGATCGTGCCCCCAATATGCCGGACCTTGAAACGGCGTTTGTTGCTGGCCAGAAGGGGCTTCGTGAGTTTGCTCGGGAGGCTGGGGCAGATGTGATCAAGCCACTGCTCGAGCGACTGGTGCAGGCCAAGGATGTCCGCAAGGCATCGTTCGGCACGGCTGCTGGGGTGGCGCCGGTGGATTCCGGTGAACCGGTCAGCCCAGACGATGTGATCAACCTGGAGATGCTGATCTCCGATGCCGGGATCCTGCCTGCCGACGTCAAGGCCAAGTTCGCCATCCCGCGGCTGGCCTCTCTGGATGTTGCACGGCTCATGGATGTGCAGGCATGGGTGATCGAGCAGGCCGGCGCGCGCGGCATCTCATTGCGGCCGTTCTCGCACAAAGCTGCGCCTGTGGATGCGCCCAGCCCAAAGGAGAAGGCTTTGGAGATTGTCGACCGGATTGCTGCAGAGCGTTCGGGTGGTGATCTCTTGGCCGGTTTGAAGTCTGACGTTTTATAACCGAGGAGTTGCGATGTTCGAAATTACGCAAGGCAATGTGTCGCTGGTCCAAAAGAATGACCGGCTCGAGAAGCATGGCGAGGCTGATGTGTTGGCCTGTGATCTGAACTTCCAGTGGGAAACCGACAACGGCGCGCTGGCCATGTTCGCGCCTGATCTGCGGTCTATGTTGTACAAGAAGCAGGATTCGCAGGGCGAGTTGATTGATGATCCCCAGCACCTGACCGCCCTCCGGTTTCCGGCGTTGGCACCGTTGAAGTGGGTGGCCGGCGACCTGATCGGCGCCAAGCTGCTGTTCCACGTCGGGGTGTCGGACAAGTCCAACGTGCTGCTGGATGCCGTCAAGGTCGGCAAGTACCGCATCGAGGCGAAGGAGGGCGGCACGGTGGTGATCTCCTTCCAGGCGCAGTGCAAGCCTGACGAGAAGCAGTCTGGGAAGCTGTCGCGGTTCCTGACCGACAAGCTATGCACCATCACGCTGGAACCGCCACCGGCGCCGGCTGACATGACGGATGGCAGCAATGGTTCCGATTGAGTCTCAGATCGCCTGCATCGAGCGCGAGCTGGCCTTCCGGGTGAAGCTGTATCCGCGCTGGGTCAAACTGTCTAAGCTGACGCAGGAGAATGCCGACGTCGAGCTCGAGCGCATGCGCGCGGTGCTGGCCTCCCTGCGCCGGATCCAGCAGGGCCATGACCATGCCGTGCCGGATGCCAAGACCATCCGGGAGGGCGAACGGGCACGGGTGCTGTGCCTGGTGGCTCCGCTGGTGCATTCGTCCAAGATGGTGGCGCTGGCACGCAAGCTGGCGGATCCAGCGTGAGTGCTGCCATGGTGTCCAACGTCCTGTTCGTGATCGGTGCCTGCTGCTTCCTGGTGGGTACCGTGATCAACATGGTCGTGCTCTGGATGAATGGGGGCTGATATGGCTGGGGCTTATTACAACGAAGTGGATCCCCATGCTGCGCAGTGGCTGCGCAATCTCATCGCTGCCGGCCACATCGCGCCTGGCGAGGTAGACGAAAGGAGCATCATCGATGTCCAAGCGGACGATCTCAAAGGCTTCACCCAGTGCCACTTCTTCGCCGGAATCGGGGTCTGGTCCTACGCCCTGCGCCGTGCCGGATGGCCAGATGACCGACCTGTTTGGACAGGCTCTTGCCCCTGCCAGCCCTTCTCCGTATCCGGCAAAGGCCTCGGGCATGAAGACGAGCGCCACCTATGGCCGACTTGGTTCGGGCTCATCAGCCAGTCGCGCCCTCACGTTGTCTTTGGGGAGCAGGTTGCAAACGGTGACGGATACGCTTGGCTCGACCTTGTGGGAAATGACGTGGAAGGCATCGGCTACGCCCTCGGGGCGGTATGTCCCGCGGCTTGTGGTGTCGGAGCGCCTCACATCAGGCAGCGGCTTTACTTCGTGGCCGACTCCACAGCGGCACGATGCGCAGGGGCCGAAGTCGGAGGAAGCGGTGGCGGTGGCTGTGGCGAACGGTCACGGGGTTGCGAACCTGAACGAGCGGGCGCGGCTGGTATCTTGGCCCACCCCGATGGCGAACGACTCGGAGCGACGAGTCCTCGTCGCTCCCGGCCCCAAGACGCTGAACAATGCGGCGGCCTCGTCGGTGTCGCCCAGGGCGACACCCAGCACCCGGGACTGGAAGGATTCTCCGGGGATGGCGGTGACTGCGGTCAACCCGGACGGCTCGGAGAGGGTGCGGCTGGATCAGTTGCCGAGGCAGGCGGGGCTGTCGTCTTGGGCGAATCCACGGGCCGAGGATTCGGAGTCAGCCGGGATGCGTCACAGCAGGCAGGTGGCGGATACCCTGACGGCTCAGTCCAAGGTGTCTGCCTGGACCACTCCCAGCGCGACGGACGGGGAACGGGGCGGGAAGCTGACGGAGAATATGACCGGGTCCAGCCTTTCGCAGCAGTCAGCGGGATGGGTCACGCCGAGGGCGAATGCCTTCAAGACTCGCCCCAACGGGAAGGGGGGGATTACCCCGGAGGAGCAGGCGAGGCAATCATTGGACCAGTCAATGGGTTCTGGCGTGGTGCAGACTGGGTCTGGTGTCGTGACCCTAGCGGTCCCAGATGGCGCCCAGTTGAATCCGGCCCACAGCAGATGGCTGATGGGTTTACCGAGAGTATGGGACGATTGCGCTCCGATTCCCTTGAAGCGCTCACGCAAAGGATAACTGATGCCACAATCCCAGAAGCAGTTGCCAGAGAAGCCTTGCGAGTCTTGTGGATCGCCAATGCAGAGGAAGCGGTTCAACGGTCGCCTGGAAGATGCTACGGCCTTCACGAAGCGCCGGTTTTGCTCTCTTTCTTGCGCGAACTCTCAAGAGAAGGGTGGTGCCTCATCGACCACCTTCCACCGTCGTGCTTCACGGATGTGCGGGCCGGTTTGCGAGAAATGCTCTCTCCCTCATCCGAGGCTGCACGTCCATCATCTGGACGAGAATCCAGCGAACAATTCACCAGAGAACTTGCAGACGCTTTGCCCGTCGTGTCACAAGCTATTGCATGTTCACTTGAAGAATGCTGGTTCATGCCATTCCCACTCGCCGTGAAAGTCCCTTCCCGAGTGGTCAAGCTGCGCGCCTACGGTAACGCGATCGTCGCGCCGGTCGCCGAAGCATTCATCCGGGCGTACATCGCAGAACGGGGGCTCTGATGGCTCGTGATCTTCCTGTGTGGCTGGAGCCACGTATCACCGATATGTCCCACGAACCGTTTGTGGTGGCCAGGGCGCGCATGGGTGGCTTCGCGGCTGCCAAGGCATTGGGGCTGGCCGGTAAGCGCCGGATCGGGCGCCGGGCTGGCCTGGCGGGGTCGTTCTCGCGCTGGGGCTGGGGGCAGATGGGCATCAAGACTCGCCCTCCCGTTTCCTACCTTGGGTTCGTCGCGCTGCAGGTGATCGAGGCGCGCACCGATGGGGTGGTCCGCAATGAACTGTCAGACAAGCATGGCGGTCCGCTTCGGCACGGTGGGGTGTATGCCGTCACAAAGCCTCTGGCGCGCGCTGGATTGATCAGTGCCGAGGGCAGTGGACGGTTCGGGAAGCGGTATTTCATCACGCCAAAGGGAGTGCTGGCGCTATCCAAAACCCGGGCGATTATCGAAAAGGAGGCGGTTTCATGATCCCGCAGTTTATGAATCTCTCGCGTGCCGAGCGTGTCAATGCCATCCGGTTCATTGAGGCTGAGAATAACAAGTACGGCTCGGTACTGGTGCAGGTGGTTGCGCCTGGTGCCGGGGTTCCCGGTGCTCCGTTTCGGGCTTGGCGGTCTGCCGAGTTCATGGTGCAGGCGTTCAATGATGCGCATGGCACGATCCGGCTGTCGGTCAATCGCACCCATGTGGATCCGGCCACGTTGCGCTGGGTGGACGGGATCCGGTGGGATGACCTGCAGCGTTTGAAGCAGGAAGCCGGGTACGGTGAGCGAGAGGCGGTCGAGATTTACCCACCAGATGGCTACGTGGTCGACGTGGCGAACATGCGGCACCTGTGGATCCTACCGGGTCGCATGCCGTTCTCTTGGGGGCCGTGATGGAACGTCCTATTCTGATGTCTGCTCCGATGGCGCGGGCGATCCTGGCTGGTGAGAAAACGCAGACTAGGCGGGTCTGTAAACCCGCCGAGAAAGCTGGGCTATCTTTCGTGGTCCCGCTGGAGCCGCCCGGCTGGTTTGGCAACGAGGAAGGTGGCGTCGAGTTCAAGTCGCCCTATGGTGCGCGGGGCGACCGGCTGTGGGTGCGTGAAGCCTGGGCGCTGATCGACGCGGACTACAAGCGCGCCAACCTCGAAAACGCGACCAGCATCGTCTACCGAGCCGATGGCCTGAAGGTACCGAACCAGCGCGATCCGGAAGTGCGCGCCATCTTTGCCGACAAGTTCAGAGTTCCGCTCGATGCAATCAAGTGGCGCCCGTCCATCCACATGCCGCGCATTGCCTCACGCCTGACGCTGGAAATCACCGCCGTCCGCGTCGAGCGGTTGCAGGACATCAGCAGCCGAGACTGTCTTGCAGAGGGTATTGCAGAAGTTGAATTCCGTCCCGATGACGGATTTCCGATGTGCCTTGGCTACATGGTTGGCCCCAACGACGGCAAGGCTTCATTGAAGGTCACTCCGCAAGAGGCATACCGCGAATTGTGGGAGCAGATCAACGGCGCTGGGTCGTGGGATGCCAACCCATGGGTCTGGGTGGTGGAGTTCAAGCGGGTTTCGCCATGATCCCTGTGATGCAGTCCGTTACCGGCCCCCGTGGGAACTGTTTCAGCGCGTGCCTTGCCTCGCTGTTCGAGTTGCCCCTATCGGATGTCCCGAACTTTTTTGATCTTGCTGGCGATGACGATGCCAAGTGGTGGGCCGCTGTTCGGGATTGGTTAAGGCCGCGCGGCTTCGGGGTGATGTTTCTCTCCCTCAGCGACCCGGCCCACCTGGCGCTGTTTGAGGGGTGGCAGATTGTCTGCGGTAAATCTGCCCGCGGGCTGGACCATGCCACTATCTGGCGTGATGGGAAAATGGTGCACGACCCCCACCCATCGCAGTGCGGCATCATCGCCCCTGACGGGGTTGATATGATCTACCCGCTGTGCCCGGCTGCGCTGATGGTGAGGCTATGAGCGTCCTTGCCGAGTTGCACCTGTCCCGTGTGCGGCGCCTGTGCTGCGTTGTCTGCATGGTGCTGGGGCGTCCCACCGTCAACGGGGTGAAGAAGCTGGCTGCGCGCGATCTGCCGGCCTGTGAGGAAGTTCATCACATCGAGAAGGAACGGCACGAATTCTCGGACTTCCTGGTGCTCCCCCTGTGCTACGAGCATCACCAGGGGTACACCGGGGTGCACGGCCGGCACCGGCTCGGGTTCGAGAAGTTGCACGGGATCACCCAGATGCAGCTGCTGGGCGTGGTAACGTCCATGCTTCTGGCGGATCGCCAGTCTCTGGTGGGTGGCTGACTACTGCGTCAGGCGGTACTGCTGGTCTACCCAGTTCTGCAGGGCTTCCAGGCGCGCTGACGTTCTCAGGCTGGCTGCGTAGTTTTTGGTGACGGTCTTGATGGCTTCAGGGGCTGCAACGGTTCCGGCTTCTGCATCAGGTCGGCCGGTGGCCTCGGGAACGGTACCAGCGGCGGCTGCGTTGTGGAGGCGCACCCACTCAGGATCCAGCAGGCAAGCAGTAGCAATCGGCTGGCTTTCCACATATCTCGTTACCTCCTTCTCGATCGTCGTGGTGGCGCCTTCCAGCACCTTGATGCGGTCCCGGTACTCGGTGACCGTCTTGACCGTGATCTCTCCCTGCTTGGCCGTGATCTTGACCGCGGCGCCGGCTGCCTGGGCGTTGGCCTCGATCCATTCCTTGTACACCACGGACTGCCCCCAGCTGCGTCCGACCAGCAGGATGGCCAGCGCCAGCAGGGCCATGGCAATGGGTTTGGCAAGTGCTGCTGGGATGGGTAGCCCGAACATGGTTATCCTCCGAGAATGGCCTTGCGGACTTCGTTGAAGATGGCCAAGCCCACAAACATGATGCCAGCCCAGATCAGGCCGGAAATGGTCTTTTCCTGAATCGCCACCCTGAGTCTACGCTTTTCCTCGATCAGGTTGATCATGGCCTCATGCGCGCGGCGGTGGCCGTCTGCATCCCCACCAGCGAATGCCTTGTTGATGTGGGCTTCCAGGTGGTTCTCGATCTCGTTGCCCATGCCTGATATCTTGAGGGCCATCTCTTTCTGGCACGTCCGGATCTCGGTCAGAATTTCGACCAGTGCGTCACCACCCATTTCCCGTATCTCCTGTTGCCACAGAGGCTCCCCGAGCTGCGGTTTTTCTTTTTGCGCAGTCATGGTGGTCGCCAGTTATTTGTGCTGCAGCGCGGTGCTCGTTTTGAATCTCAGCAGGACATTGCCCACCACCACCAACAGCATCAACCACCGGTAGATGTGGGGCGGGATGTACGCCTCCAGTTGCGGCAGTTGCTCGAGCATCGTGGGCAGCATCGCCAGGATGATGCCCATGATCGTGTTGAACCAGATGGTCAGTGATTTGATTGCGCCCAGCAGTTTCGCCTTCATAGTGCCCCCTTAGTTGTCGGTCGCTGCGTACCTCAAATTGCCTGCATTCCTGCGCATCCAGCCTCGCCAGAATGTGTCGGCGTTCTTCAGTTTTGCCTGGTACTCGATCCTTTCCGCGGTCAGCAGCATGACCATGTCGTTGACGCCTCGGTTCTTGATGGCGGCCACCGTCACCGGGCCAATGTGGCCGTCGTCGGCCACCCCGGCTGCTGCCTGCAGCTTGCGGATGGCTGTCTCGATCCCGCTGTTCACGGCGAAGTCGAACGTCTGGTAGGCGACGGCTGGGTCGAACTGGTCCATCTGCCCGCGGTCCCAGAAGTCGCGCCGGTAGATTTCCTTGGCCTGGTCCCGGGTCAGGTTCTTGATGTCCACGTCCGGGTACTGCCGCTTGCTGATGCCCCAGTTGGTTTCGCCACCGGGGTCGGCCGGGTTGTTGACGTATCCGCCCTCATGCCCCATCAACCTGTCGAATGACGTGTCGAATGTCATGGGCAGGCGATCACTTCGATCATGGCGCGGCCGTCAGGCATCACGGCGCGCACACGGCCTACCCGGTTGTCGCGCTGGATCTCATCCGGCTTCTGCACCGATGCTCCAATGATGGTGTCGTTCGGCCCCTCCTGCGCCACGATGTAGTGCCCGGGAGTGGCGCCGTACACGTTGCAGGGCACCTTCCCGGCCTTGGCGATCCGGTCCACCTTGACGCGCAGTTTTTCGTGCTCGGTCACAAAGGCAGCCCGGCTTCTTTCCCACTGGCTGACGTCCGCCGAATACTTTTCCTCCAGGGCTCTCACGGCTGCCTTGTAGGCTTGCCACTGCGTTCTGTAGTCGTCCAGTTTGGCCTGGCGCTGTTCCAGCAATGCGGCGGCCTCCTGTTCGGTGGCGTCCTTTGGGATATCAACCGGGTCGGGTTTCAGGGGACCGGTGTACTGCAGCACCGTCAGTTCCGGCTCGGCTGGCGGGTCACCCAGAACAGCACCCCATGCATCACCGCCGACCATCGATGGCAGCGTGCTCTTGACGCCAAATCCGGACACCACCTGCGACCATTTGTCGGTCAGCAGGCCATTGATGTCGAATCCGACAATGTCCCCCTTCTTGAAATTGCCACACCCCACTGCCTTGGTTTCGTAGTCGGCATAGTCAGCGCCGGAGGCGTTGATGGATCCCGCAGCGTTGATCGATCGGCTGGTGGTGTTGTCCTGGTTGAATTTGGCGGCGGCGTTGGCGGCGTTGGCACCGGTTCCGCTGACACTGTAGAAGGTGGCTGCTGCCGTGGGACCGGCCAGGTTGGCAAAGTCGCCGATGGCGTTGCCCGCATCGGCGGCGACGGATCTGGCAATACGATGGTTGCCTGGGTCACTGCTGGTTCCGACGATAAAGTTTCCGGCTGCGGAAAACGCCCCCTTGAATGTATCGTTGATCGAAAACGAGAGAATGGCCCCCGTCGAAGCGTTGACGCGGGTATTTCCACTGGCGTCCTGTGTGATGGCGGCGTTGGCGTCGGAGGCGGCCAAGGAGGAATTGATCAGACGGAAATACGTGGCCGAACCGGTGCCAATCTGGGCAAGGCCAAGATTCATTCTGGCGTTGGCAACGTCGGCCGTATAGTCGCTTGTTGCTGCCAGTGCGCCAGCGGTAGTGGTATAGACGACACGGCCGGTCGTCAATGCCGAAGCAGCCAAACTTGCACCAGCCACACTTCCGGATGCCGTCAGGCTACCGGCATTGACTGACGCAAATGTGACGGCATCTGCTGTTCCAAGGCCAAGCGTTGTTCTGGCAGTGGCGGCATCTGGGTCGTCCAGCATTCCCTGCATAAATGCACTTACCACTGCGAAGATGGTCGAGGCGGCCGACCAGACGATGGCGCTGGTTCCGATGGTGATGTCCGCGTCGGTGGATTGGTAGTAAAAGCCTTGCCCCACCGTGCCGGCATTCACTTTGACCATGGTCCCGAACACCATATCCAGCGCGCCATTGGCGTCATCGGTTCGGTTCCAGTCGCCAGTGTCAGCCTCGTAGATGCCGTTGGCGATGCTGCTTGCCTGGTTCTTTACAAGCACTCGGTCGCCGGCTGCCAGCGCGATTCCGTCAATGGTCTGCAGCCCGGACAGGGTGATGGCGGCGGTGGTGGCCACTCGGCACGGGGCTTTCATGGCCACGTTGCCGACAAGGCCCATGGTGCGATCGACTTGGCTCATGGTGTGCTCCTATGTGCGGAATGGTACCAGAGCACCCTGCCGGCGCTTCTGCGTCCCCTCGGCGAGGAGGAGGAGGAGCGTTGGGGCCGGTTGGCGCCGGCAGGACTCTGGTTCGGTTTCAGGGTCACGGTGCGTCCCCTGGGGTCAATTCTTGCTGCACTTTCTCGGTGATCTCCTGCAGGTAGGCAATGCGCTTTTCCATCGGCAGCGCCTGGACGGCTGCTACCCGGTGGGCGGCGGTCAGCACGTTGGAGAATATCTTGCGCTTCACCATGTCCGGCATCTGGTCGTATCCGGGTGCGTTCACGATGTTCTGCAGGATCCCGTGGGCAAATTCGCCACCGACCTGCTCGAACTTGTCTTGTTCTTCCGGGGTCAGTTTCACGTCCCCCAGCTTGCCGGTGCCCTTGCCGATGTGGGTTTTCTTCGGGGCGGCTGCCATGCTGATGTCCAGGCGCGCGGCTTCCAGCCTGACCTTGTCGTCGGATATCTCCTGCTCCCGGATCGGCATGACCACGCCCAGGCGTTCCTTGGCCGGCACCGGCTCACCCAGCCAGTCACGCTTGGGCAGCAGGTCTTGGCGCATGCCAGGGATCCGGGCTTGGATGGCCTCGAGGGCGCTGTTGACTTCCCGCACCACGGGGTCGGCCATGGTGGTCGGCTGGCCGATGATATTGGGCACCATGCTGCCGGCCATGCTTTGCAGGAATCTGGGGCCGAATCGGGTCGGGTCACTCAGGGCGTTCACGAAGTTGGCAATGCCCTGCAGGAACGTCTGGTTTGTGATGGCCTGGGCAAATGCCGTGGACAGCATCTTCGGCACCTTGTCCTTCTCCTCGTCGGTCATGTGGTCCCAGACCGCTGCCATGTCGGCCGCCATGCCCATCAGGGTGCCCGTGGGCTGGATCCGGGCGTACTCGTAATAGGTATCGCCGATCAGGATGCTGTAGGGCTGCCACACGCCTGCCTTGCCACGATTCTTGCCGGGGTCTGGGCCACCGGATCCAGTCAGTCGCTGGCGTCCCTTGTCGTCGTTGCTGAATGCATAGGCCATGGTGATGGCCATGATCCCGCTTCCCAGTGCCATCTCGGCCAGCGCGCGGTCCCGTTCCACCCCACCCTTGGCAAAGGCTTGGCGCCACTCGCCGATCGCCGGCGCGAACGGGCTCATGCGCAGCAGTTCCTTGGCGATGTTGATCGGGGTCCGGATGAACGGGATCATCCACTGCAGGTTCCACTTGTTCACGAATCCCTGCAGGGCCACGCCTTTCTCGCCCAGCGGGGCGTTGAAGGTCATCCGGGTGGCTGCCGTTTCGGCGGCGACCTGCATCTCCGGGGTGGGGTTGTCCTGCAGGTAGGACACGCGTTCCGAGAATTCCCGGGTGCTGGGGTTCAAGTCCTCATCGAATGCTTGGCGGATGGCCAGCGTGCGGATCTCGCCACGGGTGTACATGGTGGTCACCAGCGCGTCCTCGGCGCCCATCAGGCGCAGCGGGGTGCGGATGATGCGGCCGGCCTGCCCGGGAATGGCGGTCCGGTACGCTTCCGTCTTGCCGGTGGCCTCGTCTGCCTTGAATTCGGCGATGGCGACCTTGATGCCGTCCTGCACGCCTCCCAGCATGCCGGTCAGGCGGGCCACGGCTTCGCTCATGCTGGCACGGTCGGATTCTCCCATCCCGGGGCTGGCGCCTCGAGCCATGCCGATGATGCTGGCCAGCGCGTCGACCGCGGGGCGCATAACGTGGAAAGCCTCTGTGCCCAGCAGGTTGGTGGTGTGGGTCACGGGGCCGGACAGCAGGCCAGCGCGCCATGCCTCGACAATCATTTCCCACTTTGTGGCCTTCGTCACTCCATCAGCAAATTTGAATGTTCCTTTCAGGGTTCCAATTTCCTTGTGCAGCTTGGCGATGTCCAGCACGGACTTGCCCTTGTAGTTCTGTAGTATCTCGTCCAGTTTGGCCTTGAGGAAGGCTTGCTCCTCGGCCGGCGTGCGGTTGGCCTGGAACATGGTGTTCTCGTCACCAAGGCCGATGGCTTCCAGCATGCGGCCGATCTCGCCGGTTCCCTCGGTCACGTCCTTCAGGGCGTTCAGGGCGCGCGCCACGCTGGCACGTTCGCCAAGGAATTCGGCCTGGATCATCCGGGCACGCTCGATAGAGCCCATGTATTCCAGCTTCTGGCGCACCGTCGCATCCTCGCCGGCCTGCAGCACCACGTCACGCAGTCGGGCGGAATCGGTCGCGGCGCCCACTGCCAGCTTCTTCAGGATGCCCAGGCGCACGTCGACGTGGGGTGCGTCCGGATCCCGCGGCTCGAACAGGTGCAGCGTGTCTGGGCCTCCGCCAAGGATGTCGTTCAGGTACTTCGCCTGCTCGGCATTGGCTTCTGCCCACGATTTCACGCCCTCCGTCCCGCCACGCTGGCGCTGGATGTTGGCCTGGTCGATCTCCGCCATGCGCTGCATGGCCAGCTTCACGTCGGTCGGGGTGTTGATGTACGCGTAGTTGACGTGGATGTTGTCCGGTGCCTCGCCGGGGCCGGGCGGCAGTGCGTCGGCGAACGGCTGCATGGATGCCTGTTCGGCCTCGGCTCCCGGGGTGATCTGGCGCCGGGATGGTCGGGCCTCTGAGGGTGGCACGATGGCGTCCATGGCGGCTGCTGCGGCTTCCGGCACGTAGGCTCTGGGCACGCCCAGGTCGCGCGCGGCTGCGATCTCCTCGTCCGTGGCCAGCATGCGGTCCAGCACCTGGCGCAGTTCCGGGTTGATCTCCACGTTCAGGTTCATCACCGACTTGTAGATGTCCAGCAGCCACTCACGGAACCGGGCGAACACGGACTGCAGTTCACGGCTGGGTGCCTCTCCCTCGGCCAGGTATCGCTCACCAGTCCTGGCGAATTGTTCGTGGGATGCTCTGCTGATCTCTCCGTTTTCCGGGATGGCGAGTTCCCTGCGAATGATTTCCCAGTCAGCCTTGATTGATGCGGGTGCGTCTGGGCGCGCGGCGTCGGCTTTCATCTCCTCGAGCCAGGAGTGTGTAAGTTCGTGCACCACCGTGCTCTTATCGGCGCCCTGCAGGGTGGTGATCAGGTTCTCGGCGATGTCGTAGCTGCCGCGGTGCAGCTGGTCGGTCTGCTTCTGGAACAGTGGTTGGCCCTTCATGGCGCCTTCGCGCATGGCAGGGGTGATATCGAAGCCGGGTTGCTCCTTGGGGCGGTCACCATGAGTTCTGCCGGCTTGTCCAAATGACGCCATTTCTCCGGCGGAAAATTCGCTTACCGCATTTCGCGCATCTGCTTCAGTGAACACAATTTCAGCCAGTTGGCCGCTGGGCTCGATGATGTCATAAGTGCCGGCGTGATTGCGCTTGTACGTCCAGCCCTCCTGAACCGGGGTTTTTACCATGTTGATCATGGCCACCTTCCCGCCACCCAGCTTCTTCAGCACGTCCTTGGCCACCTTGGGCACGATCTTGTCGTAGAACCCGGCCATGCCGGTGTCAGATACGGTGATCTGGTCGCCCTCGATGGTGCCGGTCTGGTTGGGGTCGTTCCGGATCTGGTCAGCCATGGCCTTGCCGATGCTGTCGGATAGGCTGTCCTCTTTCTCGGTGGTGTCGACTACCTTGGTGGGTGCTCTTGGGTTGTTGATCGACCGTTCCAGCCCTTGCCGTTGATTGATCAAGTTGAAATATGCATTGACTGTTTCGGCTGGCACGCCCACTACACCGCGGGTGATCTGTGGGTATTCATCAACAATTCGCTTGATCTGGTCGTTCACTGCGTAAAGGTTCCGTTGTGCAGAGGCAACTTCTTCAACCATGTGCTTGGGCAGGATTCCCTTGTACCCCACCAGTTGCACGCCCTCTGGCGTTTTCTTCCACTCGATCACGTCCACTTGCTTGCGCAGGGCGCTGCTGTAGCGTTCCACCTGCTGCTCTCCACGGGTCCAGGCTACCTTGTCGAATCCGTTCTCGGCGGCGTAGCGGATCATGCGCTTCATGGCGAGGGATACCCAGGCGTCGGTCTTGCCGACGAAGGGGGCGGCTGGAATCTTGTTGGCTTGGTCGCGGTCGTGGTTCCGGCGCCCTTCCTCGATCATGCGTTCGTATCGTTTGGTGTACTTGGCGGCCTCGGCCTCTGGGGTTTCGGCACGGTCGCCGTCCATCACCCTGACAGGCTTGCCATCTTCGAATATCCCGACCATCTTGCTGTCCATGGTCAGCGGCGGCTCGTTCAGGTCTGCACGAATAGCGTTCCGACCGTCCAGCCATATCTGGATCTGCTCCGGACCACCAAGTTCAAGGGCTGCGGCGGCCTCTGCGACGGTGAATGTCTTGCCGGTGATCTTCGGCAGTTTCTCTTGGTACTCTTGTTTGAACCCTTCCTTCTTCCCCTTCTGCGCCCAGTCGCTCTGGATCTCCTCGATGAACAGCACCTTCTTGCCTTCTGCATCCGTGCGTTCGTTGAAGCGGATGTGGGCAAGCAGTCCCTTGTCCTCTGGGAAGTGCGACGATACAAATTCACCACCCGGAAGAATGAGCTTCAGTTCCCGGTAGTTCTCTCCTCCTGGCAGGACCAGAGCTCTATCGCCAAATCGAGTTTTGTCTGTTGCTGGATTGGCTAGTATTTCCCGGATACGTTCATTCCCGGCTGCCAGTTCATTAGACACAGATCCCCATTCCTTCAGCATTTGTATCTGGTGATCTTGCAGTCCAATCGCTCGCGCTTTTGCCTCGGCTTCAGCGGCGATATCTGGACCAGACATTCCAGCCATTTCCCTTCCCCACCACGGCAGGTTGGCTCTATTCACACCACTTTGTGGCGGGATGGCTTCTTCAATATCACGCCATAGGCGTGTGTCCATTTGGCCAAGTTCATCCGTGGTATTTCTTGCTGCCCTCAGTTGCTGTTCGGTAAATCCTCCATTTCCATCTCCTAGCATGACTTCCTCTACCTTCACCCCATTGCTGGCCAGGTAGTCCGCCACCTGCTCCTTGGTGATCTTTCCTTCCTGCAGCTTCAGCCAGTCCTCTACGCCTGACCACTTGATCTCGTCGGCCTTCACGCCTCCCTTGGCTACCTGGCCCTTGAGCATGTCCAGCCATCCCTGCGCTGCGGCTGACTTGATGTTGGCGGTGTTGATGGCTTCGCCGAGGGCACTCCGGTACCAGTCTTTCTTCTGGTTGTCCTGGAAAAGAATGTCGGTGCGCTTGGCTGACAGTGCTGCCACGGCAGCCTTGCGGGCGCCGTCGTCACCTTTCGGATACGTGGCAATCTCTACTCCGCGGCTTTTCAGCAGGTCCAGTATCTGGGGGCTGGTGTTGTCCGGGACCACGGCACCACGGAATTCCGCCAGATCGACGGCACGCGTGATCTTTGCCTCGAAGTATTCGGTGGGAAGGTTTCGCAGCTTGGTGAGGAATTCTGCCATCACCTGTTTGGTTTCCTGCGGCACGTCGGTGATGTCGTATTCCTTCAACGCGCGGTCGATGCCCATGGTCTTGGCATCCTCCAGCACAGCGATCACCGTGTCACCGAAGCCGAATTCCTTGCCACGGGAGGAGTACGGGGCCAGGTCGTTCCAGATCTCCATCAGGTTTTCGTCGACTTCTTTTTTCACCTTCTCGAAGTCGGCCTTACTCAGCAGGCGGTCCTTGTTGGCCTTGATCTGGGCAACACTGCGGAATTGCGGCGTGAACTTGGCGCGCAGGGATCCCACCCCGTAGTTGAATCCCTCACCACCGCGCAGGTCCTTCTTCAGGATGTTGACGATGTTCTCGATGGTGTGGGGTTTGTAGCGCCTGTTCCCTGATTCGGTGAATCCTTGGAATATGCGTTCCTGTGCACCAGTCGACTGAAGGATGGCTGTCGCGGCGGCATTACGGTCGACGTAGCTGCTGCTCTCGTCCCGGAAATTAGCTTCCGAGTATCGATCAAAGGCTTTATTGCCAATTAGGTCGCCAGGCTTAGTGATTTCGGCGCCATATATTTCTCGCTCACCTTCTTGGCGGAAAGGGGCCAGTGCATCGTTCAATTTTTTGAGTGCTTTGGAGTCCAGCTTGTAGGAAATGTCTGGATAGCGCGGGCTGTAGATATCGGCACCGAATACCTTGGTCTTGGCATATCCCAGCGGGTCAGCCATGGCGGCATCGCCCAGCAGCGTGATCTCGCCGAAGCTGGTCATGCTGTCCTTGGCCTTGGTGATGGCCAGGCTGGGCACCGGGATGCCACCCATGCGCGCGGCGTGCAGTAGGTTGGCGCCGGTGACGTTGTGCTGGATGATCAGATCCTTCTCGCCGGCTGCCTTGCGGTTCTCAATCTCTGCTGCCACTTGGTCCCGGGATGCTGCTTCGGCTGGGGTTTCTGGTTTTAGGGAATCTTGGAATAGGTTTTTGCCACCCAGCTTCAATGCTTCTACGGCCTTCGGATTGTAGATGACTACACCACCGAATGACCGGTCAAACAGCCCATCGATTCCAGCCTTGACCATTTGCTTATCAAAGTCGGGGCGTGATACGTCCTTCCCACCACCAGAATATTTAACGTAGGTGTCCCAGTCTGCGGAATCTCTCAAATCGAGTATTCGGGCATCAGGTTTGATTCTGATTGCCACCACTTTCCCACCTGTCGCATCGTCTGAAAATTCAGCGTAGTTGTCTCTGGCTAGAGTGTGATCTGAGGCCAAGTAAATGCCTGGCCCAAAATATCCACTGTTGGATTTTTCGTTATTAATGCCTTCGCCAGTAATGCTGATTGCACCTTCTGTTGATGTGCCGTGAAACATCATCCGTCCAGCCCATTCACCTACAGGTACCTGTTCTGGATCAATGCTGTATTGGTCAATGATTGATTGATCTACTTCACCCTGCTTCATCACTTCGCCACGCAGTTGCTTGACCAGTTCCGGGTATAGCGGCCAGTTGTCCCACAGGTATTGCTCATTCTTCAGTTCGATGATCTTGGCCTGTACGGCGGCCGGATCCTCGACGTTCACGCCCATCTTCCGGGCCAGTTCCGGGCGCTTGCTGGCACCACTCACCGCGGCGATCTGTTCGCTGATCGCACGCTGCTTGCTGGATGCCTTCTTGGCCATGGCCGAGGCTTCCTTCAGCGCGCTGTCATCGAAGCCGAAGATGTCCCCCTGCTCCCCTGCCATCATCCGTTCGGCGGCCATCATGTCGACCGAGCGCATCAGGTTGCTGGCGTACAGCAGGGTCTTGCCTTCCTGCACCGCGGCGATGCCCAGCGCCTGCAGGCGTTCGCTGCCTGGGGCGGTGCTGCTTATGACGAGGGCGGCCTCGTCGGAAAGGTTGCCGGCACGATGGCTGGCAAGGAGGTCAGGGCTTGCATCGCGCGCGATGGCGAATCCGGACTTGCCTTTTCCTCGCGCCAGAAGTCCTGCTCGGTCAGCGGCGTCCTTGGTGAGTCCTGCTGCTTTGAAGAATTGGGCATAGTCGGCCACGCTCCCTTGTCCATCCCGGATGTTCAGCATGGCATCGAGGGCGGCTGCCATGTCCCGGGTAAAGCCCTCGGATTCCTTGTGTACCTGTGCCCAGATCTGGTCCACGCCCTCACGCTGGGCCTTGTCCAGACGGTGGCGGCCTGAGATCACTTCCATGGCGCCGTTCAGGCGCTGCCATATCTGGATGGGGCCGACACCAGTGGGATCCCACGCACCACCCAGCGGTTCCACCACACCCTTGGCGTTGGCGCCAGCCTTGAATTGTGGCACGTCCTTGGACAGGGTCAGACCAGCGACCGGGACCATGGCAGGTTCGATGGTGGACACCTGGTTCTGCGATTCCATGGGCGGCGGCTGGATCGGCTCTCCGAACAGGTCCAGTTCCGGACCAGTACTTCCACTAGGTTGTGGAATAGGGGAGTCTGCATCTGGCATCCGGCGCGCTTCGGTCACGCCAGTGACAAAACTTGAGCGTGTTTGTGTCCCGCTTGGCAATACCGTGCCATCCGGCACAACCTGCCATTCATCAGATAGTTCAAATTTGCCCGGTTCACCCTGCAGCTTGTTTACGTCCTCGATCTTGACCGGGCGTTCGGCATACAGGGTTTCCGGCAGCACACCCATGCGTTCCGCCCTCGTCCGTGTTCTGGCACGCACCAGCGCGGCCACCGCCTCTGCATGGTCGTCCCCCAGCGGTTCCAGCCCGGCAGCCTTGCGGGCCTCGTCGGCGTCTTTCAGTTGGCGCAGCACGTCATCGTGCAGGCGCTGGGCGCTGGCGTCGATCGCTTCCCGGGTGGGCCGTTCGGTCAGGATCGGCTCGAATCCGAAGTGCTTGGCCAGCGCGGTGGGGCGATCGAGGGAGTTGGACAGGAATACCCGTTCCGCCCTCTCCGTGTCCGTCAGGGCGTCCGTTTCGGCCTTGGTGGTCAGTTCTGCCAGCCGGGTGTCTGCTTGCTTCCTGGCCTCAACGAACTGGTCGGCGGTGTAGGTTGGGGTGCGGCTCAGTTCCGGGGCGCCGGCGCGCAGTTGGTTTTCCAGATCCAGCACGCGGGCCTTCAAGGAGTTCATCTCGAGGCGTTCCGGGTCGGACAGGGGTGCGGCTTCGGCCTTGGCTGCCATCTCGTCCAGGCGCGCTGTCTCGGTGAACAGGTTCTCCTGCACCTTCAGCATTTCCGCGCGGCTCGGCGGGACATATTGATCTTCTTCTGCTTGCTGCTGACGTCTGACGGTATAGCGTTGCGCCAGTGCGTCAGCATTGTCGATGTTGGCGGCCAGCCAGTCGCGTTCTGCTCTTTCTTCCCGGGAAACGAACTGTATGAGCTGGCCTGGGATGGTGATCGGCTTGCCGTCTGGGCCTTGCACCGTCTTGTCCGGGGTGCCTTTCAGCTTCATGGTGATGGCATCCATCCGTGCCTTCAGCAGTCCTTTGAGCACTTCCGGATTGACAGGGGGCTCTGGTGGTCCGGTGAATTGATCAGCCGGCACGCGTCCTTCTTGGACGTCGGCCACCTGCTCGGCCGGGGTCTTGCCGGTTTTCAGGAATACGCTGGTGATGTTGCTGGCGGTCACATGGGCGGCTTTCAGGCCACCGATCAGGATCGCGGCGTCGACAAACTCCTGGGCGTCCGGGAGGCGTCCCTGCAGGATGGCCGGGATGGTCGGCATCGCGGCGATCTGGGTGGCGATGTCGGCTGCCTCGATGCTGCGGATCGCGGTCGGCACGCTGATGCTCTGCCCGATCGATGGCGCAATGGCTTTTCCGACCACCCTGCCGGCCACGGCACCGGCGCCCATTGCAGCAGCGTTGATCCCGGCCTCGGTCGCGGTGGTCTTGGCCACTTCCCGCACGCTGTTCCAGAAGTCGGCCGCGGTCATCACATCACCGGACTTGTATGCCTCGATCAGGGTCTGCCGGATGGCTGCTGGAATGGCTCCCATGCCGGCGCCAGCGCCCAGCAGGCTGCCTACTGCCGTTCCGACGCCTGGTGCCACGGCGGTGCCCAGCGCGGCTCCTGCGGGGGCTCCTGCGATGGCTCCGCCAATCATCAGGGGCAGTTCAGCTCCGACGTGGGTCATCCCGGACAGGGCTCGTTCCCACCATGCGGCGTGCTGCGGGTCGATAACCAGATCCGGCAGCTTTCTGCGCCATGCCAGTCCGGGGGCTGATCCTTGGAAGCCGGCTTGGATGCTTTCCAGCGCACCACTGGCGGCGCGCGGCGCCAGGCTGATCGGCTCGAGGTCGTCCAGCAGGGACTTGGGTGCCGGGGGGGCTGCGGGCAGCTTTGGCGGGTTTACTGCGGATACCGTCGCCGGTTCCAGATCATCAAGCAGGCCACTCATTGCACTTCACCCATGCGGATCTTGCCGGTCGACAATCTGTTATTCCCAGCCTTCGGCGGGACAATCTTGCCAGTGGCGTCCATGGTGGGCAGGTACTGCTTTGCCTGATCGTCATGCAGTTGCATGGCGTACTTGGTGGCGGCTGCTGGGGTGTCAAACTTGCCAAGGAATTGGCCGGTCTTGCGGTATTGCTCAATGGCCTGTTCGTTGGTCAGGATGCCGGATCCATCGGCTGCCACTGTCGGGATCAGCACTTCCTTGCCGTTCTCGTTGAAGGACATCGATCGCACGGTGCTGATGGATCCATCTGCGTTCTTCACCACGGGTCGGTTGTTCAGGTCGATGTTGCCTGGCTCGAGCAGGCCAGTTACGGCAGGGGCGGTTGGTGTTGCTGGTTTGGTCTGTCCAGGTTTCCTTCCCGGGATCCATCGCGGATTGCCGTTCTCGTCCCGGATGGCCCTCGTTTCGGGCGGCAGGGCGTCCATCCATGCCTTGGCTTCTTCCTTGGTCTTGATCGTGTTCGGAAGTTGCGGCAGGGTCTTGATCATGTCGGGCGTGAATGCCAGCGGCTCCTTGGTGCCTGCCTTGACGTCGGCGGCGCCCTGCTGCAGCCCCTGTGCCGGGGTGCTGTTGATGTAGGTCTGCAGGTACTTCTGGCTCACGATCGAGTCTGGGCTTTCCAGCATGAACAGGCTGCGCACGTCCTTCTTCGCGGCCACGTACTCATCGATCTTCCGGGCGGCGTCCTCCTGCCATTTCATGGTGGCCATGATCTGGCGGTCGGGCTGGGCCGTGAACATCGGGTTGGTCTTGAAGTAGAGCTCGACCTGCTTGCCGGCGCCCAGGCGCAGCTGGTTCAGGCTTCGCCCTCCCGGCGTTTCGTCACGGTCGATCTCCTGCCGTAGCTGGTTGATCTGGGTCATGCTCAGACGGTTAGCGATGTCCGGCTGGATCACCTGCTGGTAGAAGTCGATCTTGTCGGGGCTTCCTTGTGGCAGGTGGATCCGGTTGAACAGGTCACGGAACAGCACCGGGTCGCCCTTGTCGTCGGCCGTCTGGTTGTGGGTGATCAGGTTGGTCATAGCCACCTTGGCGGCCGGGTCCAGCAGTTGCCAGGAGCGCAGCAGTTGCGGGTTGCTCTGGATCTGGGAGAGGCTGGTTACCTTCTGCAGTCCACCGGACTGTCCCGGTGCGGCACCTTGGCTGACCTGCATCATTCCGCCCTGCGTTTGCTGGCCGGCCGGGGCTGGGCCGAATCCCATGATGACGTTGAGCAGGTCGCCCTGGGCCTCGCGCTGGATGGCGTTCAGCCCCTGCACATCGGCGGCTACCTTGGCCTTCACTTCGGATTGCATGCGCTGGATGAAGGCGGCGCGGTCAGGGCTCCCCTGGTCCTTGCCGTAGATGCGATCGGCTACCTTGTCGACCTGCGAGAGCATGATCGGCAGCTGGGCGGCGATGTCGCGGGAATTCGGCAGGCCATTGGTGGCAAATGCCGTTTCGCCCTGGTAGTCACCGGCGATGACGAATCGTTCTCCACGCTTGGCTGCGGCTTGGGCGGCTCGGAATGCACCGGCCTCCTCGGCTGGCACACCCTTGGGCAATGGGGCTTCCACGCCTCCGACGTTCATCACCCCACCACTGGCCACGTCCGGCTGGGACAGCTTCACACGGGTTTCGGCGATCAGCTTGTCGGCTTCGTTGCTGGCGCTGACCAGAATCGATGTCTCGCGCGTCCGGGCCTGCATCTGCAGCCGGATCTCGGGGCTTTTGATCTGGCGCTCGTTTGCCCGGAACATGGCGTCGGCCAGAATCGGGTTGGCGTACATCAGCGTGTCGATGCGGGTTTTCCACAGGTTGTCGCTGATCTGGTCCTTGACCTTGGCGCGCGCGCCCTCGTCGGTGATGCCCAGATTCTTCAGATAGTTGTCCGCCTGCCCCATGACGGTGGCCATGGCGCCAGCGAACACTCCGGGGTCTGTCGGGGCGGCGCGCACCTGGGCAGTCGCTGCGGCTTGGCTGCCGTCGAACACGATCTGTTCGTATCGCTTCGTCTGGTCGACCACATGGGTGATCACCTGGTGCTTGGTCTGCAGGTCGGTCAGGTCCGCGCGCTGGGTGAATCTCAGCTTCTGCTGGTCGGTTGGCAGGCTGTCGAGGATCTGCTGCCGGGTTTCGGACAGGGTCTTGGTGACTGTGCCCAGCAGGTTCCCGTTCACGGCATCGCCGGCCTGTTTCTTCAGCACCCCGTTGTCGCCGATGGTGGCGTCGAGGGCGGCATTCTTGTACCGGTTCCAGGCGTCCTCCGCCCTCAACGTGTCCAGCTTGTCGACTTCCTGCGCGAGTTCGACGCCGATGCCCACCATGGTGCTGCCCATCTTGGCCTGGGCCTGCCCGGTGGCCTCGAGGTCGGCTCCGCCTGCCGTGTAGGAGGCTACTGCAAGGCTGGGTTGCGGTGTCGGCCGGTTGCCGAGGTCGTCTGGGCCTGGGATTCTTGGCATTTATCCCGCCATGGTGAAGTTGGGTGTGCCGGCATCGATCACTCCGCCAGCATCTGAAACAGTGGTGGCGCCGGGGCTGTTGAATCCACCTCCACCATATTTTCCAAACAGGGAGCCGGCACCACTGAGCAGGGCACTCGTTGCGGCGGTCCGGTAGGCGCTGGCACGGGCATTGGCGCTGTCGATCGCCATGCTGGCCTCGTAGCGTTTGCCCTCGGCTTCCATCCGAAGCATGCGGGCTTTTTCCTCTCCCTGATACAGGGCTACCGCGCTGCGGTAGGCGCCCTCACCGGCGATGTTGGATATCACGTCGGTGATGGTCCTGTCTGTCGCTCCGCCACCGCTGGCGGCAGCCACGGCCAGTGCACGGGATGTCAGCAGGCGGGCTTGGCGCTGCTGCTCGGCGCCGGCGATCTGGCTGGATGCGATGGCCTGCCCGGCGTTCTGCTCGAGTTGGGTGGCCTGGTACTGGGCGGCGGTAGCCTGACGCTGTCCGGTGGCTTCCGCGGCGTCGGCAGACTTCTGGTTTCCCATGTAGCTGGTGATCGAGCCGGCGATGGTGAGGGCGGCTGGCAGAAATTGCCACATGGTCAGGTTCCTCTCCATTCATAAACCGGGGCCGGGCGGATGGGTTTGAATCCCATGTGCTCGAGCAGGGCCACCGCTTGCGGGTTTCCCTCCTCCGGTATCGCATGGATCGGCATGTGCAGACCCCTCCCCATGGCCAGCACTGCCCGATATGCTTTTACCACGGCGCGGCGATTTTGCCACGCGGCTTTGTCTACATTGGCGAACAGCCAGAGCCTGGTGCCGTCCACGTACACGCCACCCACGCCCAGAACTTGATCTCCGTCAATGGCTGCCACGGCACGGATGCTAGCTTGCGGCCGGTCTTTCAGGCGCATGCGCACCATGGATTCGGTGGCTGGCACGATGGTGATCACTTGTGGGCCTGCGTTTCGCAAACCACGGACAGCACCGTGCAGGGTCGGGGCGCCATGGCCTTCAGGCAGAGCCTGCTGTCGGTGTCCCACTTGCCAGGGAATGGGAAGGTCTGCTGGTCGTAACTGTCGTGGATGGCATCGGGATTCTGTGTTGTGCCATCTTCAGTACTGGGCATGTCATCCATCTGGGTGAAGTCCGGGCCAAACTGGATACCGAAGGCGTGCGTGCGATCGAGCACCATCCCCAGTCCGCTGATCTGCTTCTGCATGTTGATGGCTTCCTGGATCTGCACCAGCTTCCCGGACTTCCACTGGGCGGTGTAGGGCAGCCCCACGACGATGTTCGATGCGGCGGTGGCCAGGGTGATCTGCCCGGCTGCCACGGTGTACGTCTGGGTGCGGTTCCCGTCCGAATCCACCACCGTGCCGACGTCCAGTCCATCCGCCCAGACCACCACGCTTTGTCCCTCAAGGTGGCCAAGGCCTGTCACGGCTGTGATCGCGCTGCCAGAATAGGTGATGAACGAGTCGGCCTGCAGGTTGAGGCTTCCGCCCACGCAGGCACTCTCCAGCGCCCACTTTTCGAGGTATCGGACCGCGGCACCGTTCACTGTGCGCTTCACCACATAGTAGACCTGATCCTCTGGGCTGCCCTCGTCGCCTGGCAGCACCACCACGTCCTCGATCAGGCCAGTGGCGGCATCCGATTCGATCTCAAACCAGCAGATGATGTTCTCGACCTTGTCGAACAGCAGGACCGCTACGGTTCCGTCCGATCGCACGAAATGCACACGGGTGTCGGGCTGGCGTTGCACTCCCACTCGGACAATGCTGGGCTCTCCGATCTCCGGGATGATGGCCGACAGGTGGGTGCTGGTGTATTCGTAGGCGGCCGGGTCCAGTTCAAGCTGGTAGACCCTGGTGCCTCCGCGCTGCACGTAGATGCCGGACTTGTCCACGATGGCCGGTGGCACGTTCCCGCTTCCCTGGGTGCTGGCGGTCTTGATGTTGAAGTTCGTGGGAGTCAGCGGCTCGTCCAGGCTGTTGGACCGGCAAGACCGTTCGGCTCCCTGCCCGCCAAGCAGCAGGCGCTGCAGGGACAGCATCCAGTTGATGGTGTCGACCGGACCGGCGCCGATGGTGCGCACGATGGGGCCAGAATCGCCCTCGGTGGTGGGGTCGTAATTGTAGTAGTCGTCCGATACTGACAGGGCGACCTGGTCCTTTCCAGCCCAGCCGAGCCGGCCTTCGTAGAACCGGGTGGCGGATGGCCAGCCTCGGTAATCCGACCAGGCACCTTCCTCCCAGTCGGTCACCGCGGTAGTGCCACCAAACGCGCGCAGCACTTCGATGTCCACCACAGTTTGGCTGGTGTAGGCGGTTACCCTGCCGATTCCTCGCACGCTGCCGGTGGCGATGTTCAGCTTGGCCACGGTGGTCCCACCGGCGTACACGGTGCATCTCAGTCGGTAGTAGACGGTCTGGTTGTCCAGGCCATCGTCGTATGCCTCTACGGTGTCGGCTGTCCAAGACTTCCCGGATACCGCCACCCAGGTGGCGTTGTCGAACGATCTCTGCAGGATGACCGTGTTCCCGGTTGCCGTCAGTCCGCTGATGTCGATCGTGAAGGACCGGTCGGTGCTGGTGCCGGTGACCGTGATGGCGTTGGTCGAGTCGGTCGCAGCGGTCATGCTCTTGGTCACCGCCTGCCCGGTCGATGTCAGCGCGAACAGGGCACCAACGTGGGTGCTCTTGAAGAAGGCGATGGATGCCGTCAGCGTCCCGTTCCCGGATAGCACGCTGGGGGTCATGGTGATGGGGCCGGTGTTGGGGTTCCTGAACGGGCCATTGTCGGACTGGTACACGGCGCAGGACCACGAATTGGTGGCGCGGCGTTCGATCTTGTACTGCTGCTGGCCACTGGCTGCAATGAACACGATGTCGCCGGACTGGTCCTGCCGGATCTTCTGCAGGGCGGCCGTCGTCGTCCACGGGGTGGTGATCTCCATCACCCCGGCAGCAGCAATTTGGCAGGAGGCAAGGTAGACGATTCGCTCGAGGCGGCTCTGGAACCGGATGTAGAACGTGCCGGTGGGGGTGAATGCCAGGCTGTGGTGCCCGGTATCCAGTGAGGTTTCGCTGATGTATTCGTCGCCACCTGCCGTGGATCCGACGCGCAGGGTGATCGGGCCTCTGGTCACCTGGATGTTCAGGGCGTGCTCGACGTTGGCGGTGCCTGGCACTACGGTTGCGGTGCGACGGGCGGCCAGCGTGCCGGTCCCGGTGAATCCCACTTGCCCAGCTGCCACCCATGACGATGTGGCGCCGGCCTCATCATCATCTGTCCAGTTGGCGGCCAGGGATGCTCCGGATGGGAAGTCGCCTCCTGCCACCGTGCTGCCGGTCGCCACACGGGTCACCAGTGCGTCGGAGATCCAGACTCGCAGGGTGCTGACGGTGAGCTCGAGCAGGGCTTTCTGGCTGGTGCTGAATACGAAGTCCAGGAACCGGGTCGCGTTGTTGGACTTGGTGGCGCCGAGGTACTTGGTGCCTGGGCGCAGCATCATGCTGCCCATCGCCCTCGGCATCCAGTTGATCATCGTCTGCGCGGACAGGGCCAGTCGCTTCAGGTCCGCGCGCGCCAGTGCCAGCCGGGATACCAGCCCGCGGTTGAACGTCAGATAGATGATGTTCTGGTTCGCCATTGCCCTAGCCGATCAGGCTGCCGGTATTGCCTCCATCGCGCATGGGACCGCGTGCTCTGCCACCCATGCGGGACCGGGACCAGCTTCCCTGTGCCGGAAACTTGGGAGGGTCGCCCTGGCAGTCCTTGTTCTTGGCTGTGATCTCGGCCACGGCCAGCAACCCGGTGCGCGGCTTGGTGATCATCAGCATGCGGTCCTTGTCGTTGGTCAGCTTCATCACGATCTTGCTGGCCAGATAGGTCTTGACGTACTCGGTGAAAGCAGGCGGCCAGATGGCCAGGTTCATGCCCCAGTCGTCGGCGCTGGAGATGTACTTCACATAGATATCATCGATGTCAGCGAACCAGAACCCGGTTTCGTCAGAGTACCGGGTCATTGGCACCCTGAAAAACTCGTCCGAGCACACGGCTGCTGTGCCCTCCCAGTCGCTGGGCTTGGCAAATGCTCTGGGATAGCCGAAGGCCGGCGTGATGGCCGTGTCATAGCTGAATTTGGACGCCCGGGTGGCGAACCGCCACTGCCCCTGCTGCAGGCAGTAGCGCACAGCACCATCGGTCCACTGGGTATCGAGAAGCCGGCGCGATTCCTCGTTGGTGGTGAGGCTGGCAATCGACCGTTCTCCGATGATGGTGAGCGCGCCGTTGTACAGCTTGAGGCGGTCGGTTGCCATGTGCTTCTCCTTCTATCGATCGGCCTTGATTCGCTCGTTCGCCCAGTTCACTGCACCACCCTGGGTTTCCTCGAATTCGTGCACGACGGCACGGTCGTTGGTGCGCACCACGGACCACTTCTGGTGCTCACCGCGGTGCAGGACTTCGTACTCTCCAATCACCAGGCGGGTGGCACTGAGGGCAACGTCACGGGTGGACAGGTTGTGCTGTTCCATCATGTGCACGCGGGCGTAGGTGCGGCCGGCTTCGGTCACCACGTACTTGGCCAGCCAGGTGCCGTCGTCCGCGCGCACGACGATCTCGTCCCACGGCTTCAGGCGTCCGGACACGTATGCCCAGTATTCCGGCTTCAGCAGGTCATCCGGCAGGGTACCGGGATGGGCAGTGGCCACCATGACGGTGCGCTTGAATTCGGCTTCTTCCATGCGCTGGTTCTCCAGCGGCTGGACCTTGCGTTCCGTCTTGGCCAGGATTGCTGCTGGGGCTTTGGCGGCCGGTTTCTCGGCTGCCTTGTCCTTGGTTTCTGCCATGTTCCTCTCCTCTCGTTGAATGGGGTGAGGGCGGATTGCTCCGCCCTCGGGTTGCTGCTGCCGCGGCCTTCTTAATGGAAGGTCGAGGATACCTGGCTGCCGGTGCTCATGTAGCCACCTGCTCCAGTGCTGGTCAGCCCCTGGATCACGCCCATGGCGATGCCGACCGAGGATCCGGTCGCGCCGACCATGATCATGACGTCACCATTGCGCATGCCCAGCGCGTAGCCATCCGAGAAGAAGGCTCCGCTGTTGGTGCCCGAGGAGGCTTCCGTCGCCGAGTTGGTGCTGGTGTACAGCCACAAACCGGTGCCGGCGCCGTTGGTGGAACCGTTGTTGATGACGTTTCCGCCGAGCCCCTTCGCCAACTGCATGGGCGGGTTGGTGAGGGTGCTTGCTGCCGTTGTGCCCGAGTAAGACATTTTTGCTCTCCTTGCTTCGATCCGGATCCGGGTGGGGGTGTTCTCCCACCCAGTAGCAGATCAGGGTTATGGCTTACGCGTAGGCGCTGCCGTCTGCGGTGATAACGACCACGCCACTGTTCTGCAGCAGCTTGGAACCCATGAACATCGAGGCGCGCGCCCAGGAGTAATCCTGTTCCTCGTTGTAGCCGACCGGCGTTTTCAGGCCGGACTTGTCGGCGGCCTGGCCGATCGCCGTCTTGTGGAACAGGAAGTTCTTCTCCGAGGAGGTTCCCTTGCCCGGCAGACCGGGGTGTTCCACGATCAGGGCATTCCTCCAGCGGTAGGCCATCGGCTTGTCGCGCCACGCGGCGTTGTTCGCACCGGCGTAGGGGCGCATGTCGACGTACTGCGCGTTGGTGAATTCCGGCGCCTGCTCGAGGTAGGCAATGAACGACGGGTTGCACAGCAGGGTGATGTTGCTGTCCCACGGCACCGACGCGTTGCTGAGTTTCACGCGCCCGTTCTGGAACAGCGACACGCTGGGCAGCGTTGACGATGAGCCGATCGTTACCGTGCCGGTGTTGAGCTCGGTGATGATCTGGCTGTCGATCTTGCGGTTCAGCACGCCCATGCTGGTCATCTGCATGATCTGGCGCTGGTTGCCCTGGCTGGCAAAGACGTTGAATCCGGTCTTGCGCACCAGGTCATGCCATTCCGAGAGCGTGCAGCTGTTCTGGGTCAGGTTGTCCGCGCGCGCCGGGATCAGGCCATTGACGCCTCGGGTTACCGCAGTTGCACTGCCAGAGTCGGCTACCAGGAATACGCACGTATTGCCCTGGATGACGGCATCGGTGGTGACGCATTCGCGCAGCAGGCTGATGTGCTGTTCGAAGCCGGCGATGAATTCCTGCCGGTACTGAGTCTGGAATGCGGTGTCGGCGTATGCCGTGTGGAGCGTTTCGGCCAGGATTCGGGCCGGGAAGGCGACCAGGAACAGCAGGAAACTGCCGATAGCCTGTGCCAGTGCGAGTGTTCGGTGCTTGAACTTCGTGACCATAATGGCCTCCGTGATTGGTTGAATGATTTATTCACCATTGCACGGGGTGACCGTTATCGCCTTTGTCAGGGTGTCCGCGTTGCGCGGGGCTGACGGTGGGCCTCCGGGGCCGAGCTAGCTGGTAGTTTGCTTGCTCTCGGTGGGGCCGTTGCCGGGGTGTCCACCAATGCGGGCGATTCTAGTCCGCATTTTGTGGAAATACAACACCCCGGCTGTTTTTCTACTTCTTGGCTGTGCGATCGCGGGCTTCCAGCAGTTCGCGGTACCGGGTCTGGGTCTTGTCGTTCTCCCAGTAGTCCCTGTATTCCGGGCTGCCCTTGGGTGCCTGCATCTTCTTCTCGATCGTGGTGATCTCATCCTCGATCGCGCTGGCGATGTTGGCGCCTGCGTTCGGGACCACGGTGCCTACCGGGTTGATCTCGCGCGCCCAGTTCACCAGCGTCTTGAGCACGCCGGGGTGGCTCATGATTGGGTCACCGTTGGCCAGGCGCCCTGCCATGAACAGTTGCTGGGCCTCGGCCGGCATGGTCGATATCAGGCCGTTCACCATGTTCATGTTAGGGCGGAATTCGTCCTTCCACTCACTGCGCAGGGTGTCCTCGTTCGCCTGGGCGAATGCCTTGTCTTTCTGTGCCCGTTCGTCGGCCTGACGGACCGTTTCCGAGTAGTACCAATCGACCAGCGCGCTGGCCTGTGCCGCGGTGGCGTTCGTCCCGTGCAGCACCTTCAGCGCCTCATCGATGATGGGCTTGTCCGCGGCGCCGATGACCAGACCATCACGCAGCTTGAGCTCGTACTTGTCCGGGGTTTCCGGCACACCATTCTCAGCGCGCCAGGTGGCGATCTGCTCGGGGGTGGCGTTCTTGGGCAGCATGGACTTCAGTTCGCCGGAACTGATGCGGGTCTGCAGGGCGAACAGGGCGTCGATCGCGGCCTGTGGGCTGGCATAACGGTTCAGGCGGGCCAGTTTTTTCTCGTCACCGCCTGCAATCTTCTCGCGCAGGCCACCCCATGGGTCGCCGGTCTTGTCGTCGGCGGCCGGATCGCCTTGTTTGGGGTCGCCAGCTTTCGGGTCGGCTGCCTTCGAGTCAGGTTTTGGATCACCGGCCTTTGGATCTGCAGCTTTGGGGTCCGCTGCTGCTGGATCTGCCGGCTTGGGGTCGCCTCCTGCAGGGTCGCCAGCTTTCGGATCGGCTGCGGCTGGATCCCCGCCTGCCGGCTTTGGATCCTCATCCGGCATTCGGTACTTCTGCATCACTGCTCGGGTCACGTACATAGTCCTCTCCTCGGGTTAAGACTTGGGCTCTACTTCATCTGATTCTGGGATCGTGCGGCGCAGCTTTGCCAGGTCCGCCCTCGTCATGGCCACAATGCGCAGCCCAACGAATCGGCGTCCCTCGGCGAAGTCGGTTTCGCGGCGCCCTTCCTCGGCGCCAGGGCGGTAGCTGGGGTCGTAGGTGCCGGCCAGCACTTCCACGATGTATCGAAGGGCGCGCTTCTGCTGGTCGGAGTCGGCCTTGCCGATCGAGAGTGCCTGCATGGCTGACACATCGGCCAGCTTGAAGTCCGGGGGCAGCCAGGCAGGGTTGTCGGCCAGTACCTTGGCTGGATCCTTGCGTTTCGTGCGCCGGGGCGCTTCTGGCTGCTCGAGTGCCGGGTGGATAGGTCGTTCTGCCATGCCTTAAGCCGGGGCCATGCTGGCGGCTCGGTCCTTTTGGGCCGCTGCCAGCTTCTGGGCCACGTCTGCTCCTCCTTGCATTGCTTCGATGGCCTGCTGTGCCTGCTGGCTGGCCTGGTTTGCGTCCTGCATCTGCTTGACGGTGATCTCGTCCCGGATCCACTTGGCCGGCACCTGGCTGCCGTTGAGGGCGTCCCGCAGGGCGGTCTGCCAGTCCGGCATGGCCAGCACGGATTGGTCCATTTCCACAGCCTGGGCGATCATGGCCTTCATCTCGAGGAACTTCTGTCCCTTCTGCTGCTCGATCGCATCGTGCAGGGGGCTCTCGAAGCGGAACTGCACTTCGGATCCAGCCAGTTCCTTGGGCATGTCCAGCGGGCTGCCGAATGCCCCACCGCGGCGCAGTTCATCGAACGTGAGGTCGCAGATTCCGCCGTTGTATTCGATTTCCATCGGCTCGAAGAGGGGGAGGGCGTCCCGGATGTACTGGGCCACGATCTGGCCAGCCTGGAAGGCGGTCATGGTCGGGTCGGTGCTGGGCACGAACGGCTTCAGCTTGTTCAGGTAGAAGGCGGCTGACAGCATCTGCCGGCTGTCGGCCAGCATGTCTCGTCCGATCGGCATGCCTCGCAGGTCTTGTGTGAGGGGTCGAAGCGCCTCGCCCAGCTTCTCATCGTAGTCTCGGTCCACCCAGGTCACGGCGCCAGCGAATACCCCGATGTCGCTGCGCACGGCGTCCTCGGTGGCGATCATGGGCGGGTTGGTGGCCTTCTCGCCGGCCTCGAGGATGGTGTACGTCATGGCCTGGATTAGGCGGGCGTCGGGCAGGGCGGCGATGGTTGCTGGGGAGAATGCGTACTGGCTGCCGCTGACCGTCTGCCAGCGCGCCACGTTGTACTCCTTGCTGTGGGTGGCCATGGCCTCGATCAGGGCGCTGTGTGTCACGTCCCAGTAGATGCTGACGTAGGGGAACTTCTTGCGCGCGGCGGCTTTGACCGGTCCACGCACCTTGGTTTCATTGCCGTCCGATCCGCGGTCATAGGTGTCGACCGGGCCTGTGTACAGGTCCATGTCGACCACCATGTGCATGCACTCGATCTCCTCGAACGGTTTGTTCTGCTGCAGCAGTTGGTCGACCTGGGTGTGCACCTTGTCGCCAAACAGTGTCTTGAGTTGGCGCGCGGTGGGTTTCCACTTCCTGAACATCATGGACACCTGGCCGTTCTCGTCCTCCTGCCAGGCGCAGTCCCGCAGGTGCCAGCATCGGTACAGCAGGGCATCCCGGTTGCTGTTCAGGCGCACGCTGATCACGTTCTGGCCGAATGTCGCCCAGTCGTGGTCGCCCTCTTTCGCGGCTCGGGTGAACATGGACTTGCGGTCGTACATGGCGCGGCGCATGACCGAATCCGCCCACTGCATCCACCGCTTGGCCTCGTTGGTTTCGCGGACGGGGTCGATCATTCCGGTGTGGAACCATTCCTTGGCGGTCGGGCGCAGCATCGATCCCATCTGGTCGCCGAGGTCGCGCCGGCACAGCAGCGGGAAGCTGGTCATCAGGTTGGATGCGAAGTCCACGCCCAGGCTGCGGTGGTAGGTGAAGTCCGCCCTCTCGGGGTAGAAGTTCTCGGCCTGTTCCTGCCATAGGCTCATCAGCGATGCACGCTTCCCGAATAGGGACTGTGCCTGTTCGTTCAGATCCTTGGCGTCCATGGTGGTCCTTCCGGGGCGACTACTTGTCGTCCTTGTCGTATGCGGGTTCGGTGAATTCGCCGAATGCCAGATCCGTGATCTGGAAGTCGACAGCGGTTTCCTCCTCCGCGATCGGGCCGGTTCCTGCTGACTGGCGGACCATGGTGACCATGGCCTTGACGGTGATCAGGACGGTGGATCCGACTTCCGGCATCTCGGTGATCCCGGCCTTGTCGAGCTCGTCTTTGTCCATGTGGATGCACATGCCGTAGGGGTAGTCCGGCGCGATCGATGTGGGCGGTGCGACTTCGCCCATGTCCTTGCGCTGGTCCTCGGGGGTGCGCTTCATCGATATCAGCTTGGGTTCGGCCATGGCGGTCATCCTAACGTGTCAGTGACGCCGTTGTCGGTCAGGATCGTGCTGGCCCTGCCGCGGCGTGCGAGTTGGTCCGACAGGCTTTTGCGCTTGGCGGCATCGGTGTTGGCGTCGCCTGGGGTGGGCATGACGGTTGGCGCGCTGACGGTGGGTGCTGCAGTGGCTTGTGCGGCCGGCGTATCTGGGGACATCATCTTACCGATCATGCTGCCGGCCACGCCTCCAACCACGGATGCTGCCACTGGGTACGCTGCTGCAAGGGCTGCCATTGCTGCCATATCGTTCTCCTATCTCCCCCTGCGAGTTCCACGGGTGGCCATGATGACCTGCGGCCGGCGCCCAAGTGGGCGATTCTCTGCTGCCTTTTGCCTCCACATATCGCCATCGGTGATGTATGTCGGTCCAGCACTCCAAGCTTCTACCACGGCATCGCCTCGGTCGGTGGACCGATTGAGCCTGGCGCACACGTCCTCCTTGGGTTCTACCTGAATCGCTGCCTGCCCGTCAACCTTGGCCAGCCAGAAGGCTGGGGCTGCCAGGTCGGCCAGCAGGATCTGGTCGGGGGGCAGTGCGATGGGTGATCCGCCCTGCTGGCTGGGGTCCAGCGCCTCCCGGAACTTCCATATCACTTCGGTGCGCTTGTTGTAGAACCGCAGTTGGCCGTCCTCGGTGCGGCGGGTGCTTTTCTCCGATCCCTTGTGGGCCACCACATCGATGTCGTTCTCTTTCAGCTGCTCGTACAGGCTGCCACCGTATCCGCCACCCATGTCCACCACCACGATGGCGCGGTCGCGGCGGTAGGTCACCACCAGCCCTGCGGAATACTTGCCCACGCGGTCGGGTGGGATGTCCTTGCCCTCGATCACTTCCAGCGGTGCGAACCAGCCGTCATGGCGCATGGCGATGACCATCGGGTCGTCACCACCGCCCGAGCAGTCCACACCCATCCCGCACATGGGGATGCCGGGTGGCACCTTCTCGGTCCAGCGGTCCATGGCGGCGCGGATCCAGTCGGTCGGGATGCACTGCATTGGTCCGTCCTTCAGGGCTGCCTCGAACTTGCCCTCGCGGTATGCCTCGCGGATCTCCTT